ACAGGTGTCCGATCTCATGTAAGCAGTTATCCACATAGTTTTCCCGTTCATAAACATTTATCTGAACACCGTTAAGAACGCTTTGAATTTTTTCTTTTTTAATCTCAGCCGTAGGATTTAAAAAGTTGAATATGGCTGAATGCTTAGGCAGATATATTTCACCCAGGCGCAGATTGCCAATTATATTATTGAATTCACTTATCTCTCCCCATTCATTACGACCTGTTATAGTAAAATATTCAGGCTCTGGAAGTGCTTCTTTTATTTCAATAGCCTGTACCGGTCTTTCAATGTTTAAAAATTCCCCATCACTGGCTTCAAAAGCTTTTTGCATATCATAGCCTATTATAAGCTTGCCCTGTATAGCTACGGGATGACCATCATTAAGGCAGTTTCGGACATCTGCTGCATCCATACGGCTTGTACTAATCTCATAATGCTTACTAAGCGCAAGTTCAGCTTTTTTCATGTCTTCAAATCCGATGTTTCTATCTATTAAATCAATTATTTGTTCTCTGTTCATGTCTTACTCCTGGTTAATAATAGTTTATTTGCATAATAAATTCAGATTTTGTCAAGTACGAAAAAAAATCAGAAAAAGTAAAAAATTTTAACTTTTTTAGTTGACATTTATTATCAGATTTGATAATAGTATAAATAGATAAGAGAGAGGAGAGTTTAATATGAAACAAATAAAAAATAAAGAAGAAATAATTAAAAGACTTTTGGAAAGCCCTGTTCATGTAGATAGTATTATGATTTTTGATAGAAGAGTTTTTTATCCTATGTATTATGGTAAAAAGTTCAATATACAATTTAATAAAGAAAAAAGAGAATTTTATATAGAAAAATAACCAAATATACCGGCATAACGGGAGGCTTTATGAAGGACTGGAACGAACTTAAAAAAGATGAAGAGCTTCATAGAATACAAATGTTAAAAGAAATTGAAAACAATCCTAATTTACATTGCATGAAACCGAAGATAATAGATTCGGATAAAATAAAAAAAGGATAAAAGGTAAGTCTTATGAAAGAAGTTCTTAAACAGCAGTATGGGATGAACAAAACAAGAATTAACGGCAAAGATACCGTAATGGATGTAATGTTTAAAATGAGTGACGGAAATCCAGGAGCATTAACGACTTTAATGCAAATCCATGAAGAAAATCATAAAATTGATCCACAAGATTTTATGAAAGGTCTCGGTCCTATCCTCAGTCTTGATTCAATGGGTATATACGGAACAGATATTTATGTTTTGTATAATGATATCTGCGAAAGGGATTTACCGAAAATGCTAGCAGTTATCAGATCGTGTCAATTAGGATTATTTGATCCAAAATTACTTGCTAATGCCTGCCATAGACAGGATTATTCAGGGAAACAATTTGTTCCGGTTGAAGAATTATATGCAGAAGTAAAGGAACAACTTGTTGATTTTGATAAAAAAACAGACGCTGAACCAAAAAAAACAGGAGAGTACGTCAATGACACAGAAAAGCATTAAGCAGTTTAAAAAAGCGGTAAAAGCTAATATGTCAGATATTGAGGTTATGGCATATGTCAAACATCATAACAGTAAGCGACCTAAAAAGACTTTTAAAAAATCAGAGGATAAATGATCACTAGCAAGAATTACAAGGAAGCCCGAACAGAATTAAAGCTCTATCTTGTGCGAGAGATAGGGCTTTATATTCACAGAGCAGGAAGCACGGAAAAATTAAGCCTGTTATTAAACCGGTCAATTACATATGTACGGATTATATTAGATCGTAATCCTACAATTGAACGATTAGAAAGCTTATTAGATGAGTGCAGGAGGAAGGTAAGATAATGAATATTATAGAAGAAATAGATAAAATATTAAAAGAAATAGATAAGGATAAACAACGTATTATTATACATCCCTTTTTATATAATAAATATAAAGATAAATTTGATCAAATAAAAAAAGAATATTATGTTGTAATTATTGAAAATAATTTAATCCCTGCTGATAAAATCATTGTTATGGAAAGTGAAAGAGATTCAGAAGAAAGAATGTTTAATCCTTTACTATTAAATGGGGAGAGTCGTTGATATGAAAATAGGCGATAGAGTTAAGACACCAGATGGAGAGGGTGTTATAAAAGATATACAGGAATATAAAGGCTTTAAAAGGTATGGAATTAAGCTTGACAATAATCCATTTAATTTCAGTCCGGTTTATTATAATAAACCTGAAGTGGAGTTGATTAAATGAAACTCTATTTCTTACTTGAAAATGGTGACAATATTTTAATTGGTGATGAAATACTAACTAAAACTATGTTAAGAAGAGAATGGAAACCGGTCGTAAATACTGGATATAAATGCACTGAAGATTTAATAATAAGGAGAGAGTTTAAAAAAAGTTCTTGATTAAATAAACCTATCTTGCATTATCTATCTTAATTAAACACTTATACTTTGATTCACCCCATTGTATAATCGTTTAAACGATTTAGAAAAAGCAGTATATATCAGGGGTGAACCGGTAAAACGGACTGATTATACTGCTTTTTTATTTTAAAGGATCAGGTGTATGAGCGATTATTACGGCTACATTTATAAAACTACTAATTTAATTAATGATAAGATTTATATAGGTCAATGTGGTGGTAAAATATATAATAGAAGAAAAGGATATTTAGGATCAGGAGTTTTAATAAGCCGTGCTTTAAAAAAATATGGTCGTAAAAACTTTAAAAAAGAAATATTATGCTATTGTGAAACATTAGAAGGTTTAAATATTCAAGAAATATATTATATTGCTTTTTATAAAAATCAAGGTTATACAATGTACAATATAACTGATGGTGGCGGAGGAGCTTTAGGTTTAAGAGGAGAAAAAGCCAGTAATTACGGAAAGACTTTTTCAGAAGAAACCCGTAAAAAAATGGGAGATTGGCAAAGAGGTGAAAAAAGTCCTATGTATGGTAAATCTTTATCTGACGAACATAAAGCAATAATTAGCAATGCAAATAAAAATAAAATAATTTCTGATGATACTCGAAAAAAAATGAGTAAAGCTAATAAAGGTGAAAAAAATTCAATGTACGGAAAAGAGGGATTTTGGAAAGGTAAAAATATATCAATAGAAGTTAAAGAAAAAATAAGCAAAAGTAAAAAAGGAATACCTCTTTCAGATGAACATAAAAAGAAAATAGGCGAATCTTTATCTGGTGAAAAAAATCCTAATTTTGGTAAAAAGGGAATTTTAAGTCCTAAATACGGTCAACCTGGTTTTTTTCTTGGAAAACATCATACTGAAGAATCAAAGAAAAAAATAGGTGATTCTATGAGAGGCGAAAAACATCCAAATTTTGGAAAACATATTGGAGTGGGGCAAGATAATCCTTTTTATGGTAAAAACCACACACCTGAATCTTGTCTGAAAATGAGTATCTCAAGAACTGGAGAAAAGAATCATAGATATAGAAAATATGGAAAAGAAAATCCTTTATCTAAAAAAGTATTACAGATAGATGTAAATACAAATGAAATAATTAAAATATGGGATAGCGGACAAGATATAAAAAGAGAATTAGGATTACGTCATATATCTGAATGTTGTAATGGGAAAGTAAAAACATGTGGTGGTTTTAAGTGGGCTTATGTTAAGAGTTAGACTTGATAATAGCGATACAAAATTCATTAATTATCTCTTGAATTCGTTTGTTTACATAATCAATAACACTTGGAAAAACTGGTGTAGCTGCAATTGACGGGAAAATCCATCCACGGCTAGAACTCGATACGCAGCGGAAAATACCATACTGCGAATGAAACTGTCTTGTTTCAAATCGTGTAAGTCCTGAAATATCCTGTCCTGAAGTTGAAAGCGTACCTTTTGGCGCACGACCACCGTTCTTTACAATAGCATGAACTTCAGCACTCATTTCTCTTCCGCCAAATCTTGAACTTGCTTTACCCTGACCTTTTTTAGATGGAGTCTTAACCGGCATAGGGATAATTATGTACTTAATCCCCGACGGACCTGTCTTAGCTTTATCAGATTTTAACAACGCATCTTTTATACTCCAGGATGTAACGCCCTTTTCTATCATTTCCGCAAACATTTTCGCAGGCTTACCGCTTCGGTCTTTCACACTTTCATCAAGATAAACGCTGCCTTCATTATTACCTGATTTTGACTTAATCGCATTTGCGTATTTTTCACCCCAACCCGTACCGCTATCAATAGCTTCCTGTTTCCAGTGTTCTTTAGTGTCATTTACAAGCAATTCTATAATTCCAGGTACAGCCTCATCTATCTGGTTGACTATATTGACTACCTGCTGTTCTGTAAGATCTGCTTCGGCTTGACGCATAGCCATGTCAATAGCATTAAAAACATTATCACTGTCAATGTCGAATATCATCTAGTTGCCTCTTCAAATATACGCTTGTACTGAGGAGTATCAATCTGAACCGGTATAGGAAGTGACGGATCTTTTCGCCATTGCAGTAATTTAGCATCAGCAACACTCTTATCAACGGCTTCGTATATGTTCCGATTATACTGTACTCTGTTTTCTCCAATATAACGGGGATTACGATCTTCTTTTTCGGCATCGGTTTTTAACTGCTCACCTCTTTTCAAGCCATATCTTTCCAAACTTTTAGGAACTTTATCAACTACACGACCTAATTTAGAATCATATTCCTGAGTGTCTAAATCAATAGGTGAGAAACTTGCTCGATTGTAGGGATGGGCTGGCGCACACAGAAGCCAATCCTGTTTTTTCCTGCCTACATTGTTTTTCCCTACCCATATAGCTATATCGGTGTAGGGATCATTAATACCCATAGATTTCAAACTGTCATCATTTACATCACTTACGATACTTGTAGGAACTAATCTTACAAGAGTTCCCTGACGGGGGAGACACCACGAACAGCTCCCACCTGTTCTGACAAAATAAACACCTTTACCGGTCTTCAAGCTTTCCATAGCTCTACCTTCTTCTGGTGCAAGGATTCCGGCTTCGAAAATACTATTCATTTCCGTTGCGGCAATTCTATTCCAGTTCTTTCTTACTGTCTCTGCGGTTTGCTGACCCGTTTCTTTCTGAACATTCCAGTACAGGTCTGAAGCGGTCTCTACAGGTGTCTTACCCTCATTTATACCCTCTGTAACGGTCTTTCTAATGGCTTGCTTAACTCCATCACCGGTTTCACTAACGTACATAGCTATATTTGAAAAAGCTCTGTTCATAGCGTTTTTTTCACTGTTTTTAAAATCATAGCGTTTATAAGCATCAGCAAATTTATCGGGTATGTTATCAGTCTTTATAATTTCAGGTAAGCTCTTCTTTGTATTATCAGTCCTGGCTTTACGGTATTTACTCGACTTAATACCCAGCACATACGCTTTAGTAACAACGTCTTCGGTAACATCTGCAGTATTCTTTTTCCAGTAATCAG